AATATTGTTATTTGAGGCGGTAAAGTAATAAATGCCGTAATTATAGCGTAGAAATCCCAAATTGCTAACGGTTGTATAATTTCGAGCTACATATAACCCGCTTCCGTACCGATTAGCAAAAGTGCTGTGCATCTGTCTAAAAAACGTATGCCATGTTACACTTTGAGTGGATAAATCCCATCCGCCCGATATCACCAACTGAGCCGCCGATGTCCCAGAAGCACTAACCGCCTGAATAGTGGTAGCCGATGCAGACGCGGCGCCTGTGCTCGTAACACCGAGTTTTTGAGAAGATAGACCGCTTTGGGTCACGCCTGAGTATTTCTGGTAAAGCACCACCGATGTATCATTTGTTCGTGTAACAACTTCATACCAGTGACCGTCACCGCCTATTATAAAATCCCCGATTACAAGTTCTGTTGTGAATATTGTGCCCGTGCCTGTAACCGTAGTACTCCCTGCTGTAAATGCAAGAGTTCCGGTTAGACTAATCGGTTCCGGGCTTTTTGCGACACGGACCTCATCGCCACCGGTCAATCCAATGGACGCTTGTGTTATTGTTTTGCATGGGGTATTATAATTTCCAGCATTAGTATCGAGTCCGTTTATATAATCGCAGTATTTAATGGTCATGAGCATCACCCGGTTTTAATTGGCGCAACTTTCTCGATTTTTACCGTAACCGTTTTATCAGATGCAATTACAAGCGAATGTTTGTCACCGATCCTAGGTTGCATAATTTCCAAAATAGTTAGAGTATCAATATTCATTTTAATGAGTTCGTCTTTTATTGTCAAGTCAATTGTTTTTTCATTGACAGTATTTGAAATCCAATCGTACTGGCGACTAAACGTTTTGTCACTGTTACTATATTCCACAGTAACCGAAATTTGATCTGGATTATCTTTATTTTCAACTGCGTATAATAGAGTAGCACTGTACATAATCAGTACATCCCGATTTGTAAAGCCATGGTGTCTACCGCATACCCATTACCCCCCACAGACACAACACGTTTAATCCAGACGCCTTGCGAAGCATTATTTCCAAGTGCGCCTAAATCTAACCCGGTTGCCACGGTAGAAGGTGTACTATATGAATAAGCGGTAGCCGCAGTTTGTACGTCTGATGCAGTGGCCGCGAGCGCAATTGATATTGTTTCATTTGAAGCCGTGTAGTTTTGAGAAATGCAGATTTTTAGACTGACGGGATCTGCATTTTCGTTTCGGAAAAACACTTTGCGATATTCTGTCACGCCCGATACTCTTTGTGCGTCGGTTACGTCGTCAAATATTATCTGATCACCGCTTGCCGCGATTTCAGCGGATGTATTGATAGCCCCGCCGTGCGTTGTTCCTTCTGCCCATACGGTCCCTTGGTACATTTTCAGATTTGCTGCTGTAATAACAACCATGTTCAATTCTCCATCATTTACTCATTTTATGCCACTTCGTGCCACTTGCTCGTTATTGATGTGGGGAAACCTGCCCATTCTCGAGCTTCATCATTTTGTATGATTCCGGTATTCGCCCATTCCAGCACTTCGGATGCTGCCATCTGTGGCAGACTCAATTCATCGACAATGACTTGTATTGACCCAGGCGTTTTTCCTAGGAGAACTAACCGTTTATCGATATAATCTTGTAAAACATTGATCTCGGTTTTTTGAAGACAATCGAGAACAACCATTCGAGCATTTTCAGAAACATAACCCGCGGCATATGTGCTGCCCTTTGAGTCACCCATCGAAATATCAGACTGTAAAAGTCCTAACTGAATGTCAGTCTCTAGAGCCTTCTTAAACTGCATGACATCGAGACTTCCCATAGCATCGACAGGCGTTGCCTTGACGACACCCACGAGGTCCTCGTTTTGGCGGAGGTACTGGTTTTTCTCCATCCAGTTTGTAATTTCGACCTGAAACTGATCCCAGTTTATGAGTCCCTTTTCGACCATCTGTTCCATTAACGGAAATGAATAAGAGTAACGACCCATACCGTATTTTCTTACGTACTCTACATATCCCTGATTGATAATGTGGAGATAACGAATCGAAAGTTCTATAGGATCGACCATACTTTCCCCATACAGTCCGCATGTAAGCCGCAATCTAAGATCCTCTTGGATCGAATCCCACTCGTCGATTACCCCATAAACCACATTTTCAGCGGGATACGGAGTTTCTTTTAGTTGACCAGTTCCCCCCTCATTGACGATAAACTGTGCTGCCTCCGGCTGCATAATAATCCCAGGGCTAGAGCCGGATGTAACACCGTCAGGAAGGATCGTAGTGTAGCCCATGAGTAGAGGCCTTAGTTTAAGTTTGTCAACATTCCCGCTACAAATCCCCGCAAAAATGCCATCTCTATAAAGGTTACCGGCTACTGTCTGAGCCTGACCGATGAAATTCGTTTTCTTGGACCATGCTCTAAATTCATCGACATCTTGCTGCGAGTCACCGTCAAAATCCAGTCCTTTTGTCAAAGAAGTCTTAAGTTTCTTGAGGCCAATCGAAGCATAAGGGGTGCTTTTAATAAGTTGCGGGTAACGATTGAAGCGATTTGTAGTATCAAAATTAACATAATCTCCAAAATTAGCCGGGTTTTCTTTTTTCCCCAGTACTCCAGCGGCGGCAGCTAGTTTAAAACCTTGATTTCGTGGAGTCGGAGCAGCGGCGTTTAGTGTAGACATTTGTTCCTCGCGTTTAAATGTTAACAATGTGAACTAGATAAAATATGTAGTTTTTAGATAAAAATGTATGTATTAAAGGGGAAGATTACCGGCTTATCGTTGTTGCAATACTTGATAGACTGAAATTATTCATACCTTTACGACTCGATAAATAATTAAACGAAGCGGAAGCTGAATCAGCTTGATCATCGTGCCATTTGGGATCTGGAAAATTAACAAGTTCCTGAATAAATTCACGGTTCCAGTGACCGCGGATAAGATAAACTAACCCATTCTCACAAGCAGACGAAAGTAATTTGGCCCTGATTATTTTACTACCCGAGCTTGTTTCACTGTGAAAAGAGTAACCTGAGAACATTGTAGTTTTGAGAGTGTCAATTTCTCGAACCGATGCCGACCCAGGCTCTTGCTCCATTCCGATTGTGACTTTTTTACCATCAATATCCCGGGTAGACTCCATTTTTCTGTAAACGCCCGCGGGTGTTTCTCGGAAATGATTTACATCAAAAATATAGAATCTACCTTTGAATTCACCCATTAATAGACCCGAGCACCAATCCGGGTTATTAGAGTCCTTGCTCTGCGCGGTGGCCGCCGCGTCCCACCATCTGATATAATGTAGATCCAGAGGATTGCAGGGGATTTCAGAAACGTCTATTATATTCTGAGTGAACCATTCTTCCCTGAACATTGTTCCGGCTTGATATCTTATTTTCCAATTGCCACCTAACAGCCGGTCCCTTTCAACCATATCCAGAGCCATAAGACGACCCTTGTATCCTGGATCTTTCTCAGTTAGGGCTGGATTATCGTCTAGTTTAGCTGCAATAAATGTAAAGCTCTGAGGATGGTAATCTTCTTCTGGTATTTCGTTTTTCACTTGTTCCCATAATGCCCCAACACTGTCATCCCATCTAATTATATTATTTATCCTTACAAAATAACGGATTATTCCAGAACGCTCTGGTATTGCAAAGCCTGTATCCTGGTCAATCCACCACGATATGAAAAACGCTACCCAACTATCGGGGTCTGGGTTGCAGGTTGCTCTTATATAAGGCTTGACTCCGCAAGTCGAACGGTTTCTGGACAAAAGATAGAAGAACATAGACTCACTGAAATGTGTCAACTCGTCGTAACATATGAGGGGGATTTGGGCACCTTGATAATCATGTTTATTTTTTTCATGCTCAAGGTGAGCGAATTTAATGTTAGTCCCATATGGTTTAAATTCCCACGTTAGATCAGATTCCTTTGGTAACCCACCAGCGTGCGGATAAAATTCCTCGGATGTATCCCATAATCCCCCCACGCTCCGTATTTGTGGGTATGTTCTACGAAATATTATAGCGCCAAATCCTTTTATATGAATATTTCGTAAACATTCCAATAAAAGCGCAGTCGTTTTACCTCCGCCAGCGGATCCCCCATATATGATTATATCCGCAGGAGAACTAAGAAAAGCTTCTTGCGGCCCCGACTGCGGTCTAATTTTCATCATCCTTTTTGTCTCTTCCGTTATCGGGAATGTATATTACAACTTCACCTGTATGATTTACGTTGCCCTCGAGTTCAATCTTCTGCTTCATATGCCCCTGAAGATCAGCTATAAATTTAGACCATTCAAGCACAGTACTTCGGTCATCGGCAACGTTCCCTATTTTTGCTTCAATTGCCCTAAAAGCTAATCTAAGAAGCCCCTCACGAGTTGCTTTTTCATTTGCAAGAGTTAACCTGCTCAACTCAGCTTGGAAAATTGGATGTTGGCGCCAATCCCAATACGTAGAATAATGTACCCCAACGTCTAGAGCTATGGCTTCATGCCGTGTTTTCCCTTCCGCTATCAATAATACGGCCCTCATACGCGGTCCGGTCCAGTGGAAAACATTGGGGTTAATCGGCGCCTGTACTCTATGCCGTTTCTTTTGGACTTCCATAATTATACCTATGCTATAATGTGAGTTTGATTTGATAACGTTAACGCC